GCTGCAACAAGCGATGGGTGCAGGAATGTGGCGGCTGCGAATTGATCCGCGAGCGCCGGGCATACAGGCAGCGACTAAGGGAGGTGAGGCAATCATGATCGTCCCGCTTGATCACACCATCTGTGAAGTGAAGTTCGGCAGACGGGAGCTATGCGTTGAGTTCTCGGACGGTCGATCGCTCTGTGCGCCGCTGGACTGGTTCCCGATCCTGTCGGTAGCCAAGCCCGGTATGCTGCATCAGTTCGAGATTGAGTCGGACGGATTGGCCGTTGCGTGGCCCGAGCTTGGTGAGCGGGTGACATCCGACTTCCTGCTGGCCAGGCGTTCCGTAGCGCCGAGTGCGCGGTGAGGATATGAGTCAGGCCATGACCAACAAGCGACCCGAAGGCCGTCCGAGCAAGTTCAAGCCGGCCTATTGCAATGAGGTGATCCAGCACATGGCAGAGGGCGCGAGCCTTACGTCGTTTGCTGGCGAGATCGGTGTGGCTCGCTCCACCATCAATCAATGGATGGAAGATCACCCAGAGTTTTCGGAAGCCGCACGTGTGGGGAAGGCCAAATGCGCGGCTTGGTGGGAGAAACAGGGGCGTGCGATTGTGCAAGGCGGTGGTGGCCCGGGCGCTTCAACGCTGGCTGTGTTCGGGATCAAGAACATGGCTCCGGACGACTGGCGCGAGAAGCAGGAGGTTGATCATACCTCCAGCGACGGCACTATGAGCCCCAAGGCTCCGGTCTACAATATCACCAGCACGTGAACCAAGAAGTCTTAGACATATTCCCGGCCTATCGGGACTATCTGCAACCGGCGCGCTTCAAGGTGGCCTATGGCGGGCGTGGCAGTGCAAAGACGCGTACCTTCTGCACGGTCCTAACCAGCAACGTGCTATACCATGGTTGGCGCGTCGTATGCTTTCGCGAGATCATGGAGAGCATAGCCGATAGCGTCTATCAGGAGTTCGTCGCAGAGATCGAGCGGCGTGGTCTTGACGATTACTTCGAGATATTGAAAACTGAGATCAAGTGCCCGTCGTCTGGCGGTTGCATCCGTTTCTCGGGCATCAAGGCCAACTCCAAGCGGCTCAATACACAGAAGCTCAAGGGCTTCTCCGATTTTGATGCGGCATGGCTGGAGGAGGCGAACCCGGTAACGGCTGAGAGCTGGAATGCGCTGATCCCGACGATGCGCAAGGGTGGGTCGGAGATCTGGGTGTCTTTCAACCCGGAAAACCCATTGGAGGAGACGTACAGACGGTTTGTGGCTGATCCGGCCTATCCTGCCGAGAAGGATGGCCGCGCGTACTGCATCGTCAAGAAGATCAACTATACCGACAATCCCCGCTTCCCGCGGGAATTGGCCGACGATGCCGAACTCATGCGGGTGGTCGATCCGGAGTTGTTCCGGCACGTCTATGGCGGCGAGCCCGTGGCGAACAACGCCCTGTCGATTATCAAGCCGGCATGGGTCGAGGCCGCTGTTGATGCTCACATCAAGATCGTCGGCTTTCCTCTGGGCGGCGGCAAACTCGGCGGCATGGATGTGTCGGGTGGCGTAGAGGGCGACATTGCCGCGCCCAAGACGAACGATCCGAACGCGCTCGCCTGGCGCTATGGGTGCGTGCTGGCAGGACTGGAGGAATGGCAGGACGAGAACCCCAACGCAGCCGCGGCTCGGGCCTATGAGATCGTGGCGCGCGAATGCATCGACACTCTGCACATCGACGACATCGGTGTCGGTGCGTCCGTGCCTGGCGAATTGAAGCGGCTTCAGCGCGAAGCTGCCAGCAAGCGGCCTGATCTAGTCAACGCTTCGTTCCTAGGGTGGACGGCCTCGGAAAGCCCCGCACGGCCCGATCGCGAGTATCAACCAGGCAAGACGCATGGTGATATGTTCGCCAACCTCAAGGCTCAGGGTTGGGGTCTGCTGGGCGACCGGTTCCGGAACACGTGGCAGGCGCGCAACGGGCTGCCGTACGATCCTGATCAGCTGATCTCGATACCCTCTGGCCTTCCGCTGCGTGAGAAGCTGCAGGCGGAGCTATCGCAGCCGCGCCGAGAGAGCGTGAATGGCCGCATGAAGGTTGAGGGCAAGAAGTCGCTCAAGCAACGCGGCATTCCTTCCCACAACCTCGCTGACGCGGTGGTTATGGCCTATGCACCGGTCGATCGCGCCACCTCCGGCTTCTCCGTCCTCTAGCCGTCCGTAGCACCAGCACCGTCCGTAAGCGCATCCCCGCGCCATGGGCATCATCCAGAACTTCGCGGACGGCCTTGCCAATCTCATGTCCGGACGCGGTACGTCAGTCGACAAGGCGGCGTACAATCAGTGGGTGTGCCGCACCATGGCGCCTCACGAAATCGAGATGGCCTATCGCACGTCGTGGCTCATTCGCCAGATCGTCGACATTCCTGCCTTCGATGAGACGCGCGCAGGTCGCGATTGGGATGCAGACGATGAGACGATCAGCAAGGTTGAGGCGGAAGAGAAGCGGCTAGGGTTGTGGCAGAAGGTCCGCATGGCGCGCATCTTTGGCCGGCTTGGTGGTGGTGCGCTGTTCATCAACCTAGGCGACAATCCGGCAACCGAACTGCCCACCAACATCCGCCCTGGCCAGATCGTCAGCCTGATCCCGCTTTACCGGACGCATCTGACAATCGGGCAGATGGACGACAACGTACTGAGCCCACAGTTTGGCGAGCCTGCCAGCTTCCGGCTTAACACCAGGTCGCAGCCGCTGATTCACCCCTCGCGCCTGATCATGTTCAAGGGCCAGACCGTGCCCGGCATCCACACCACGACTTGGGAAGATCGTTACTGGGGCGATAGCGTGGTGCAGACCGTCAACGAGGCGGTGCAGAACGCGACCACCGCGACCGCCGGCTTTGCCTCGCTGATCGACGAAGCCAAGATCGACATCATCAAGTTCGCCAAGCTGTATGAAACGCTGGGACAGGCTGGCGGTGAGGCGGCGGTTAAGCAGCGCATGGATGTGGCGGCATCGGGTAAATCCAACCTGCGCATGCTGGCGCTGGACGCCGAAGATGATCTGGTCACGCGCACGCTCAACTTTGCCGGCGCGAAGGACATGATCACCACGTACATGGGGATCGTCGCGGGTGCCGCGGACATTCCCGCCACGCGGCTGCTCGGCAAGTCGCCCGATGGCATGAACGCCAGCGGAGAGGGAGATCTGGCGAATTACTTCCAGTCCGTCTCGTCCAACCAGGAAAACGAGCTGCGTCCAGCACTGGAACGCCTCGATATGGTGGTGCTGCCGAGCGCGGGCATCACCGATGAGCTATCTTGGTCCTTCTCGCCCTTGCGCGTGCTGACAGAGCAGCAGCAGGCGGACATCGAGAACAAGGAGGCTGACACGCTGGTGAAGCTGGTCGGCACCGAGATTTTCGATCAAGCGGCGATTGAGGAGGCATACTCAAACCGCATGGTCGAGAGCCAGCGCTGGCCTGGCTACAAGGAGAAGCGCGACGAGGCGCTGGCGTCGGGCAAGTTCGACCCTGATGCGGAAGATCCGAGCGAGATTGTTCCAACTGGTGGAAAGGAGGTTGATCCAAATCTAGCCGGCCCGGGCGGTTCAGTGGAAGGCGAGCCGCCCCGCCGTGCTGCGAATGACGGGAAGCCTGTGGAGGGCGAGTGATGCCCATCCAGATCGGCACCGCCACTCTCGCGCTTACCGAGCAAGGCTGCGTCTCCAGTTACCCTGACGCTAGCAGCTACGGCGCATATCCGCACAACACCCCGCACTACCACGTCATCGCCCACCGCTGCGGCTATGGCGATGATCTGCGCCGCTACTGCGTCGAGCATGAGGCCGCGCACCACATCGTATCGGAATGGATCGTCGGCCATCCCTCGCATGTCATCTGGTCGCTCGCTCATGGTGACGAGCCGCACCAGGGCGTGGCCACGCTGGAAGAAATGGCCGCGCAGCAATTCCAACGGTGGTTGCGGGCGAATGAGAGGCCCAGCATCGGCGGCGCGGACTGGGACGATCTGAAGCATCGCGCACTGGTTTTGCTCGATGCGCTATGACCTACCCGCCATGGCCAAGGCGAAAGGCATCCGGCGCGATTTGACGCTGCGCCCGGTCCAACCCGCCCGATCGACCGAGATCGCCCTTGCGCGCCTCTACACGGCCACTCTGACGGCATGGAGCCCTGATGCCATCCTACAAGGCTACACAGGCGGGCTTACCAACGATGCCGCCAGCGATCAGACCAACGCCATTGCCCAGGCTGAGAATACGGTCACACGCCTGATCGCACAGTTCACCGCGGGGCTGCGATCTTGGGTTGTGTCGGCTGAGAAGGTGCATCGCAGCCGGTGGGCTGATGTGGTGAAGTCGGCAACGGGGCTGGATCTCTCCATGCTGCTGACTGGCGGCGAGGTGCAGGAGACGCTGGACGTGTTTCTGGATAGGCAGGTTGCCTTGGTTCGTAACGTGTCGGATCAGACGCGCGGACGCATCGCCGATGCCGTGTATCGCGGCTACCAGGAGCGCAGGCCAGCGCGCGTGGTGGCCAAAGACATTCGGGAGGCTACAGGTCTGGCGCGCGATCGGTCGCTCAGGATCGCCTCGGATCAAGCATCAAAGCTATCGGCGGCGCTCGATCGTGAGCGTCAGGCAGAGGCAGGCGTTGACCTATTCCGCTGGCGTCACAGCGCCAAGAAGCACCCGCGCGCGCGGCACTTGCACCGCGACGGCCTGATCTATGACCGGGCGACCGGCAAGCAGGTGAATGCAGACGGGTCGAAGATGGACGGCGAGACGGTGGAGCGCGGGGACTTTCCGGGTGAGCAACCCTACTGTGGATGCAGGGCCCAAGCCTATTTGCCGCTGATGGCGGAGTTGGGGATCTAGCTTTGCCGCCGAGTCGCGCCGTGGTATGACCGGGCCAGCAGCGCCTAGGAACGCTGCCGACCCTGACCACACATGCGAGGACACGCACGATGGCTGCGGACCAGATAACAGATACACCGCCGATATTGGAACTGCATTCGGGCGGTAACACGCTATCCATTGATGAGCGCGACGGTCACTTCAATCTGGACATTGAGAACCCGTGGGCCGGCGATACCGAGACCGGCTTGGGCGCTGAGACGCATATTTCGTTGGATCGTGACGGCGCGGAGAGGCTGGCCAATTGGCTTTATGCTCGTTTGGGGCAAGCGCAATGACCCCTCTCGAACGCGCCGCGCGCGCACTCTGGGTCGAGAACGGCAGGCCCTACCACATGGATGAGCCGTCGCCTAGCATGGCCGTTCCTGAGCAGCGGCCTGACTGGCAGCGGTTTGTCCCGCAGGCCCGTGCCGTATTGATGGCGATCCGCGAACCGAGCGAGGCGATGGTCCAAGCGTGGCTTGATGCTCCTCTTGACCTGCCCGAAGGTGTGTCGTTTGAGGCGCCGGCCGAAATCATTGATCCATATCACGCTAGATCGGACTGGCGCGCCATGATCGACGCAGCGCTGGAGGAAGGGTGATGTCCCTTTTCGCAGTCGCCTGCCTTTATTGGACGGCAGGACTGCTTCTTTCTCATCGCCATGCTCTCGACTTTGGCGCAGTCCTGCACACAGAGGGTCCGGTGAAGGCGCTTTCCGCCATCATGCGCGTCTCACTGTCCTGGCCGCTTTGGGTTGGTAAGCCTAACCGTCCGTAGAGCCCCACTCGCATCGCCCGCACAACGCGGGCATGTACTTTGCCGACAGCCTCACGCTTGACGCCCCACGACCGCTTCAGGGCGGATATTTGGCGGTGCGCGCGAAGGCTGCTCGCGTTGGCACTTACGATTATGCCGGCAGCGAGGTAGACCCAACCAACGCCCATGGCCTGCGCGACGCCGCGGTCGTTAAGGTGCTGCGTGATGAGGCCACGGTCTTTGACCAGAAGGCCGTGCGCAGCTTTATCGGCAAGCCGATCACCGACGATCATCCGCTGGCTGCGGTCACTGCTGACAACCATCGTTCGCTCGCACGCGGCACCATCATGGGCGCGATCCGCGACGGCGACCATCTCGCCTTTGATCTGCTGCTGACCGATGCCGATGCCATCGCGAAAGTGCAGGCCGGCAAGCGCGAACTGAGCAACGGCTATTCCGCCGCGCTCGAATTTGGCGACTTCACCGCGCCTGATGGCAGCAAGTGCCAAGCTCGCCAAACCTCCATCGTCGGCAACCATGTCGCCATCGTCGATCGGGGCCGCGCCGGTCCGTCGTGCGCCATCAAGGACGCGTTCGCGCTGTGTGACGCCGCTCCTCAAGCCATTCTCGATTCACTCAAGGAGAAGCCCGTCATGAAGACCATGCTGATCGACGGGCTGACCGTCGATATCGGTAATGCCGACACCGCCGAAAAGACCATTGGCACCATCCTCGCTGCTCGTGATGCCGCAGCGGCCAAGGTGACGGAACTGGAGGGTAAGGCTGTGACCGACGCCGCCACCCTTGTCACCAAGGACGCCGAGATCGAGAAGCTCAAGAAGGATCTGGCCGATGCCAAGCTGACGCCGGCCCAGATGCGCGAGGCCGGCAAGGCATACGCCCTGGTAGCCGACAAGGCCAAGTCGGCGGGGATCACCGTCACCGACGCCATGGATGAAGCGGCGATCAAGCGCGCCGTGGTCGACAAGGCCATGGGCGAGAAGGCCAAGGACTACTCGGATGAGCATGTCGCGATCGCGTTTGATGTCGTGACCAAGGACGCCAAGCCCGTCCAGACCTTCGATGCTGCGGCGTTCGGCGGCGGCATCCAGATCGCAACTGACGCTCACGCCGCATACCAAGACGATCGCAACAAGCGCCGCGCCTCGCTGTCGGATAGCTGGCGCAAGCCGTTCAACGCCGCCGACGCGGCTGCGGTCTAAGGGGAGGACACGACATGCCCATCACGGTTCAGGACACCTACCTCACCGACTATGCTGCGGGCTTCCCCGGCATGCTCGCTGACGGCAACACGCAGGCTCGCCCCACCGGCATCATTCAGGACGCCGCTGGCATCGCGTTTGGCAAGGCCGCATTCAGCAGCCCGGTCAGCGCCCGCTCGATCACCGGCACGCCGGGCGCCAAGTTCAAGGGCATCGTGATCGCCGATACCGGCGTGGTCGCTGGCCTGAACGGCACTGCCGACGTGCATGGCCAGTACGGCACCTGTTCGCTCTGCGACATGGGCGACATCTGGGTCGTGGCCGGCAGCAACACCACGAAGGACGCGGCTGTCTACGTGACCAGCGCTGGTGCCTTCACCGCCACCTCGACCAGCAACACCGCGATCCCGGCCACCTTCATGGATGCCGTGTCCAGTGGCGCGCCCGTCCGTCTCCGCGTCGTCCAGCAGTAAGGGCCCGATCATGTACGCACCCAACCTCATCAACATCGGTGACGCGGCCCGCGAGTTCGGCGTCCCGGCTTCCATCAACCTCGCCGATGCCCAGCAGGCCGTTGGCTTCGCACAGCCGGCGCTCTTCCGCACGCACCGAATGCTTCCGCAGAAGTACCCGAGCTTCGACTACGCCGGCATGGTCCCCGTCAACACCGATGGCGACATGTGGGATGTCGGCACGCTGGTGTACTCAGGCGATGTCGCGGGCAAGGCGGAATACCTGGGCGGCAAGGCGTTCGACGTTCCCAATGCGTCGATCAGCTTCAGCCAGGGTGTGACCCCGTTCCACCTGGCCGGTGTGGGCTACGAGCTTTCGCGCCGTGAGGTCGAGCGCTTTGCCCGCATGGTCGCGCAGAATGGCGGACTGACTGAGGGCGGCTCCAACCTGGGCGAGCGCAAGGCATCCGCCGCGCGCATGGTGGCCGACAAGTTCGTCTACGATCGCGTGATCCGCGGTAGCACCGAAAAGGGCTTCCTCGGCATGATCAACCAGACGGTCGTGCCCACCGCCAACGCGCCGACCGGTGGCTGGTCGACCGCCACCCCCGACCAGATGCTGGCCGACGTGAACGCCGCGCTGCAGGATGTGTACGTGAACAGCCGTGAGACGGCGCTGGCTGACAGCCTGCTGCTGCCCACGTCCAAGTTCCTGTTCATCAACAATGCGCGCATCACCAACACGAACACGTCGGTGCTGAACTACCTTGCCCAGAACAACAGCTTCTCGGCAATCAGCCGTCGTCCGCTCGACATTCGTCCGAGCCGCGAGCTGGAAACCGCAGGCGCATCGTCGACCGCGCGCATGATCGCCTACGAGAAGAGCCCTGACAACATGGAGTTCTTCCTGCCGGGCATGTTCGAATTCATGCCGCTGTTCCCCACCTCGTCGATGACCTGGCGCGTGGATGGCGTGATGAACGTCGGCCAGTTCGAACTCTACCGTCCGAAGACGATGAGCTACAGGGACAACATCTGATGACCAAGAGCGTCACCAACTACACGCCCGGCCCCAAGGGCATCAATCTCGACGATGGCAGCACCGTATGGGTTGAGCCCGGCCAGACCCTCGACATCGGCGACCTGAGGGTAAAGGGCGATCTGCCCGAGTTCGGCAAGCCAAACGACCAGGCCGACAAGGATGCTGAAGAAGTGGTCGCCCTGCGCGCGCGCGTTGCCGAACTGGAAGCGCAACTTGTGGGCGGCAAGAAGCCTATCGCCTTGACCGGCAAGAGCAAGGACGAACTGCTCCAGATCGCCAAGGATGAGGGCGTGACCGTGGCCGATGACGCCACCATTCCGCAGATCCAAGACGCCATCAAGGCCAAGCGCGAAGCCGCCTGACCGATCGCATATTCGTCACGATGGGGCCGCTTCACTTCGGTGCGGCGGCTCTTTTCGTAAGGAGGGCTGAGTGGCTGACGAGCGTACCGTAAATGACGTGAAGGTCTATCGGGATAGCGCGGGCTTCTACCGTGAATACCCCATTGATCCGTCAGCATCTTCGGCTTCGGCGCCGATCAACGCCGACCCGCCGGCTCTACTTTATCGCCAATTCACTGCCGAGCAGCTTGCCGCGGTGCAGCGCCTGGCACCGCCTGCCGGCGCCACTCTCGCGCGGGTCGAGAGCAATGGCGGCACGGCGGTCCGCTATCGCGGCGATGGCATCGACCCGACACCAGCTAGCGGCATGCTCATCATTGCTGGCGACTATCGCATGTTCACCGGCGATCTGACCAGAGTCGCTTTCATCGACCAAGGCGGCAACGCCGTGCTGGATGTGACCTACTATGGCTAGTCGGCCTTTCTCTCGCCTCGCCACGGTGATGGTGCCGTTCAGCCTTACAAGCGGCTCTACGCAGTTCGACATGATTGCTGGCGGCATTCCCATGAATGCAGATGGCACGGTAGTGGATGCCCTCACGTTCGGCTTCGTCAACATGACGCCATACGATGTGGTGCTGAAGGGTTTCCCGGTTGGCAAGCCCTTCACGCCTGCAACAATGATGAACGCCGATTGGATCATTCAGGCGCGATCGGAAAAAGGCCTGTTCCTTTCGAAAAAGCCGGTGGTCGTTTCGGTCACTGCTGTCTCGACGCCAGGCAACCCGATCCCATCGGGCGCGGATTTTACCGGCTGCTTCTTGGCTATGCCGTACGGGAGGGGTGTATGAAATACGCATGGCTTGCGCTGGCCCTTGCCTTGGTTTCGACGCCGGCTGAGGCGCAGAAAGCGTCCATCTCGGCTCTGCCGGGTAAGCAGGGGGCAGTTGGTCCCACTGGCCCGCAGGGTGTGCCTGGTCCAAAGGGCGACACGGGCACGACCGGGCCTGTAGGCGCGAAGGGCGATACCGGACCCCAAGGCCCCGCTGGCGTGCAAGGCGCACAAGGTGTTGCTGGTGCCAAGGGTGATGTAGGGCCGCAGGGGGCAACCGGCGCGACGGGTGCGCAAGGTCCGATAGGAGCTACGGGCCCGACCGGAGCACAGGGCGTCAAAGGGGATACTGGCGCCACTGGCCCTGCCGGCAGCAACGCCACCGCCACTCCGCTGGGAACCGCCACGCCAAAGGCTCTCGGCACTGCGACTGCCGGCACCTCCGTGAATGCGGCCCGGGAAGATCATGTCCACCCACTGCCAAGCGGCTTGCTTGTGCCGGTAGCATCGCAGACTGTAGGCGAAACGGTGCTGGTTGCGTTGTCTCTCAACGTACGCCGCTACAACGTCGCCGCATCAGGCGTGACGACAACCGACCGCATCATGCTCGCTCTTACGGGTGCCCCGACGAACTGCACGCTTCAAGATGCTTATGTCTCATCGGCGGGCAACATCAGCGTGGGCGTACTGACTTCGGTGGCCTCGGTAGGCGGTACGATTGCTTGTCCGATCGCGCTTTACAAGGTGCTTCCTTGATGGCCTACGCCCCGCCAACTAAGGCCGACTTCATCGAGATCTACCCTTTGTTCGCCGCGGTCAGCGACCCCGCCTACGCGCACTGGTCGACCGAAGCTGTGCGCCGCATCGTGCAGTTCGAAGGGTGCCTGGGCGACGGCATGGCGGCGGCGGCTATGTTGGCCACAGCGCACCTTCTGACCAAGGCCGGCATCGGCAGCGGCACGGAGGCAGAGGTCGCGGCCCAGGGCGCCTCGATGTACAAGTCGATCCGGTCGGGCTCCATCACGCTCGATCGCTTCGACGCCAAGACTGGCGCGGATGGCGGTGATTGGTCGGCGACCAGCTACGGTCAGGAGCTATGGCCCATGCTGCGCGCCTGCATCGGCGTTGGTGTACTGGTGTCGTCTTCGGGCTTTGTCGAGGCCGGCTGCGGCTATAACGGGTTCGCAGGACCGATCCCACCATGGCAGGGCTGGTGAGATGGGACTGCTCAGCGGCGGCATCGCCTCGATCTTCAACTCTGCGCTGTTGGGGCTCTACCTTCCCGCGGTCATCCACGCTGGCACAGGCGAGCCGATCTATGGCCCAGGCGGGACCATCACCGGCTATGTGGGAGGCGATACGCCAGCGCGCGCGCAGGTAGACAGTGCGACGGATGCTATGCGGCGCGCTGATGGGTTCAGCGAAGGAGACGTGCGGCTGATTGTCTTGGCGCAGGGCGTGGGCGATCTGAACAGCGATTGCGAGGTGACGGCGCGCGGTGTGCGGTATCGCTTGCTGTCGGTCGAGCTGGATGCCGCGGCGAGCCATTGGGTTTGCCGCGGGCGTGCTATGTGATGCCCGTTAAGCGGACGGGTGGCATCAGCATCAAGCTCAAGACCCTGACGCCCGACATGGAGAAAGCCCTGACGCCCGCCATCTACGCGATTGCCGACCTAGTGGCGACCGATGCCGCCATCAGCATCACTGCGGGCGCTGTAAGCGGCAAGGGCCACGTTCCGAGCGCGCCTGGCTCTCCACCGAATGCCGATACGCACACGCTTGATCGCTCCATCCATGTCGAGCGCATCGGCCCGCTGGTAGCTCGTGTTGTTGCGGACGCGCCCTATGCAGCCATCCAAGAGCTTGGTGGCACAGCAGGAGGTGTGACGTTGCCCGAGCGACCCTTTATGCGGCCTGCGGGTGCGAAGAACCGAGACAGCGGTATCAAGCTGATGACGGCAGCTGTTGATCGCGTGCTGAAGGGCGGTAAGCTGTAACTATGCGATGGCTGATTCTGATGTGTGCCTTGGCGCTGGCCGGCTGCAAGAGCGAGGGTGATCGCTTCGCAGACGATTATGAGCACGCTCGGAAAGATCCTTCTTTGCATGGCTCGGATATGTGCGCAGCTGCCAAGTCGGCAGCGACTGCATACCAAAATGAGCATAATCTAGAGAAATCGTCTGAATGGCGCTCAACGGCGGCTATTTCTTGCGCTTCAGCCGGCTCATCGCAGTTTTAGTTACTCGCGCCCGTCCGTATGATTGCTGCCTGACCGCCCTTAGCCTACAGCCCACCGCGTGAGCCGATCGCGCGATAGGATGAACAACCTTTGGGCTTGGCTCAAGGCGATCGTAAGGCGCAACTACGCATGCAGCGACCCGCTTCTCAACGACTGCATGCTCGATACAGCCATGCAGATGGTCGGGCCACTGATCGCGATCGATCCGTGGAAGCTCGGGGGCTTTAATGATAACGAGGCTCAACCCGGCGAACGAAGTCCAAACAGCGATCCTGTCGGCCCTGGAAGCTGATGCAGACCTGATCGCGCTCACGTCGCGCATCTACCCGCAACAGGCCCCGAACAAGCCGCAACGGCCCTTCGTGCTGTACGGCTCGCCCATCATCACCCCTCGGAAGGTGCAAGGCGGGGACGCCGCGGATGTGTCGGGCGCGATTCATTGCTTTGCTGATGCCAGCGACACTGCGCCAGATGCCCGCGCCTTCTCGATGGACGTTGCCGCGCTTATCGCTCGCATCCTCGACGGCATGGATGAAGTCGACTTAGGCGATGGCATGGCTCTCGCGATCTACGTGAACCAGATCCAGTGCATGCAGGACGGTGACGCATCGTCCTGGCACAGCTTCGTGACCTATCGCGCCGAGGCAACCTAGCGTCCGTAGAGCCAGACCATAGCCCGCCATAGCGTCTCGGCATGACTGGAGGCGCTGTTCGATGAGCTACCCAACGACCGTTAAGGGCCAGAAGATCGCGGTCCAGCTGGGCAACGGCGCCACTCCTGAGGTTTTCACGACCGTTTGCGGCGTCACTGACAAAGGCTTCCAGCGCACCCGGCAAACGTCGGACGTTGTGGTTTGGGACTGCACGAACCCTGACGCGCCGCCGATCACCGAAAGCGACATCCTCAGCGGATCCTGGACGATCTCTATCGGGGGGCAAGTCGTGCTGGCCGAGCTTGACCGGCTAGAAGAGGCTTACGATACCCCCGACACGTGGCGCATCGTTTTGTTCAGCACCGGCACGACGGTCGTGCGCTCGTACACCGGCACAGCCATCATGACCGATTTCAACATCACGGCGAACAATGGCTCGCGCGCCACGGTCGCGATCACGCTGAAGGGCGATGGCGAGCTGGTGCAGGCGTGACATGCAGACGCATCGCAGCATCCCGTTCGGTGACGGGGATTACACCTTTCGTCTGACGATGGCCGGCATCCTCGCGATCGAGGAGAAGTGCGCGGCCCGCATCGGGCAGGTCTACGCCCGCGTGTTGAATGGCCGATACGCCAAGGACGACGTTTCGTTCGGCTACGGCTTGCAGGCCGACTTCGGCCTCCATGAGGTTATCGAGGTTTGCCGCCAAGGACTTATCGGCGGTGCTGCGGGCTTCGTCGACGGCCGCGACATCAAAGTCAGCGATCACCTCGCCACGCATCTCGTTCGGACGTATCTGGAGCCCGATGCCGGCAACCCGCTGACCAAGG